TGCAGCCGCGCGCGCCGGGCCGAAGTCCTCAGCCCCCTATCCGAGCCGAACGGCTCCCCAGGAGGTGGCCGAATGGCCGCATCACGTTTCACAGAGCAAAACCGGGCAGTCCTGCTCGAACTCTTCGCAGATGGTCTGAGTGTTCGAGATGCGGCGAAGGCCGCCGAGATCAACGAGAAGACCGTCAAGACCTGGATCACCCGCGGGAACAAGGAGAAATCCGGCTTATACGCCGAGTTCGCCCTCCGTGTCCGCGAGTGTCGCCTCGAAGCCGAGCAGGCCGAATTGCCAATGGACGAAGGCGAGTTTCGCCTGGTCGTCTCTCGCTCGGCGGCCCGGGGCAACACGCAGGCAATGAAGCTCTACTGGGAGATGCTCCGCGCCGCGAGCGCCGGAGAGGAGCCCGAGGAGCCGGCGGACCCGATCGACGAGCTGGACGAGCTTGCCGCCCGCCGTGAGCAGCGCGTCGCCGTCTGACCTCGAGCCGTTCGCTCGCTTCTGCGAGCGGGTGCTGACGACGGAGAACGGAGACCCGCTCGGCCTCCACGAGTTCCAGCGCCGGATGCTCGGCGATTTCTTCGATGGGTGCCGGGAGACGCTGATCCTGATCTCGAAGAAGAACGGGAAGTCGACACTGCTCGGCGCCCTCGCTCTTTTCCACCTCTGCTCGACGCCTGACGCCGAGTGTGTGATCGCCGCAGCATCGCGCGACCAGGCGGGCATCATGCTTCGCCAGGCGCAGGGCTTCATCCGTCGCTCGCCCCATCTCCAAGAGCGGCTGCAGGTGAAGCAGCGCGAGATCGTCCACAAGAAGCTCGGCGGCCGGATCCGCATCCTCGCCTCCGACGTCGACACCGCCGACGGCGTGATCCCCACGCTGGCCCTGGTCGACGAGCTCCACCGCCACAAGTCGGCCGAGCTCTACGGCGTGTTCGGGGATGGTCTCGGGCCTCGCAACGGGCAAATGATCACCATCTCGACCGCCGGCGACTCCGAGGACTCGCCGCTGGGGCATCTCCGGGCGAAGGCCCACCAGTTGCCGGGTGTCAAGCGCGAGGGCGTGTACCGCCACGGCCGCCACGACGGCTTCGCGCTCCACGAGTGGGCGCTCGAGGCGAACGAGGACCGCGAAGACCTCGAACTGGTCGCGCAGGCGAACCCGGCCCCGTGGCAGACCGTCGCCGTCCTCCGCGAGCGCCGCAACTCCCCGTCGATGACCGAGTGGCGCTGGGCGCGCTTCGCCTGCGGGATCTGGGGTCTCGGCTCCGAGCCCGCCTTCGACCGCGACCTCTGGGACTCGCTCGCGGCTGAGCAGAATCTTCCGCCCGACGGCACGTTCATCACTCTCGGCTTCGACGGCGCCCGCCGGCGTGACACGACCGTCCTCGTTGGCACGACCATCGCTACCGGGCACCAGTTCGTTCTCGGGGTCTGGGCGCGGCCTGAGGTCGCCGACGACGAATGGGAAGTGCCCGAAGACGAGGTTGACCAAGTCGTCGAGCACGCCTTCGAGACCTGGGACGTGTGGAGGCTCTACGGCGACCCGCCGTATTGGGAGTCGGCGCTTGATCGCTGGGCGGCTGAGTACGGGAAGGAGCGGGTCGTCCGCTGGTGGACCAACCGTCTCAAGAAGATGGCCTACGCCCTGCGGGCCTGGGTCAACGACTGGCGCGAGGGCGTGCTGTCCCACGACGGCGACGAGACCCTGAGCCTTCACATCGGAAACGCGGTAAGGCGCGACACGAAGATGCGCGACTCCGAAGACGAGCTGCTGTGGGTGATCGGCAAGTCCTCGAGCAGCTCCGAACGAAAGATTGACGCCGCGATGGCCGCCTGCCTGGCATGGGAGGCCCGCGGGGATGCCATCCGCTCGGGCGCAAGCGGATCGGACGACTACGACTCCGCCCAATGGTGAGAAATGCCCGAGATTCCCGAGACACTCAAGCCTCAGATAAAGCGCCTGAACGCGGAGCTTGACCGGCGCTGCACGCGCCACGACAAGCTCGAGCCCTACCTCGAAGGTGAGGCGCCGATGCCGGCGGCCATCACCGAAGGTCGCCTGACCAAGCTCTACCGCTACCTGATGCCGGTGGCCGAGGCTCCGTGGGGCTCGCTCATCGTCGATTCGAAGCTTGACCGCCTCGAGGTTGCCGGAATCCGCGACGCCGACAAGGAGGCCGCGAAGAAGGTCTGGGACGAGGCATGGCAGACGAACGCGATGGACGCCGAGTCCAAGCTCGGCCACGGCGCCGCGCTCCTCGACGGCCGCTTCTACGCCTCCGTCTGGCCCAACGACGACGGTACGCCCGACATCTCCCTCGACGACTGCACGCAGATGGTCGTGGAGTACGAGCCGGGGAATCGTCGCAAGCGGGTGGCCGCACTCCGACGCTGGAAGGACGGAGACCGGGTCGAGGCGACCCTCTGGCGCCCCGAGGGCCTCTACAAGCTGCAGGGCCCGGAGAACGGAACCACGGCCGGAGAGATCGACTGGGAGCCGCGGGTCGTCAAGGGCGAGGACTGGCCACTCCCGAACGAAAAGGCGCTCATCCCCGTAGAGTTGCGGGTCAACGGGCGCCTGAAGCCGGGCCGGTTCCCGTTCGCGCGCGGCGAGTTCGAGCACTGCGTCGGGCTGGTCGACCGGATCCACCTCCTCACGTTCCTCGGGCTGGTCGTCGCTTTCTGGATGGGCTTCCCCCTGACCGGGGTGACGGGGGAGAAGATCCGCCGGCGCGTCCTCACCGACGACGACGGCAACCCGCTCCTCGACGATGACGGCAAGGAGAAGACCGAGCAGGTCGCACCCTTCGAGCGCCGCCCCGATTCCGTGGCGCAGTTCGAGAACCCGAACGCGAAGGTCTGGCAGCTCGACGCCGCCGACCGTACGAACCTCTCGATCTTCGCCGAGCTTGAGCAGCTTTCCGTCATCACCAAGACGCCTCGGCACTACTTCCCGATGGCGAACGGGATGGCGAACCTTTCCGCAGAAGCGATCATGGCCTCGGAAGGGTCCATGCACGCGGCAGTCTCCTCCCACAAAGCCTCTCTGGGCGAGGGCTGGGAGGAAGTGCTCCGCGACTGCGGGAAGATTCTCGGCGTCGATATCAGCCAGCAGGCCGAGCTCGAGTGGCTGAACCGCGAGGCTCGCTCGCTGGCGGAGCAGGCCGACGCCTTCGTGAAGCTCGCCACGAACCTCCCGTGGATGGCCGCGGCCGAGTTCGCGCTGAACACGAGCCAGGAGCAGATCCAGCGCTGGCAGACCGAAGCCGGAGCCTCGCCGATCCTGAAGCTGATCGCAGACGCGCAAAGTGGCGCTCCCGCAAACTGACGCCCACATCGAGGCCCAGCGGCGGCTTCGGGAGATCGTCAAGCAGGCGGTCGCGGCGTCATGGGTGGCCCTCGGGGCCTGGAACGAGGCCGACGTCGAGCGCTTCCTCGCTGTTGCGGTGCCCACGGTCCTCGCGGGCCAGCGTGCTGCGGTGAGCCTCACCGACAGCTACGTCGCCGACGTTCTCGGCCGGCCGCCGCTCGGTCTCGACGCCTCGGACCTGGTGGGCGCGGCTGTGAGGAACGGGACAGCCCCCGAGACGGTGTATCAGCGGCCCTTCGTCACCCTCTGGGGGGCGATGGGGCAGGGCCGGAGCTTCGACGATGGATTCTCTTCCGCGCTCGCTCGCCTCAGGTCTTCTGCCGCGATGGACATGCAGTTGTCGATGCGTGCCGCCTCACAGGCGATCGAGGCCCAGGACGAAGGCATCTACGGCTACCAGCGGGTGGCCGACGGAGACGCCTGCATGTTCTGCCAGGAGGTCGACGGCGCCTACGTCAAGTCTGCCGACGCGATGCCGCTGCACAACAACTGCGGCTGCGGGCTCGAGCCCCTGATCGAAGCCCACCCCCGGGCGGTCTTCCTCCCCGACGGGACCAGGATCCGCAACTACCAGCACGGCCCGTTGATCGACACCCCGCCGCCGGAGACCGTCGCCGTCCACGAGCACGGCGAGCTCGGCCCGGTTCTCGCGGACCCCAACCAGCACTTCACGACAGAGGCAGAAGCCCTGTCCTAAACGCGCCGAAGGGCGCTCGAATGAGGAGGCCGAATGGCCATGCTGCGCAAGCTCAGGGAGCGGATCGCTTTCTGGCGCTGGTACCTGCTCGAGTTCCGACCGATTGCAGGTGCCGAGGATGACCCGCCCGAGGACGACTCGAAGGACGATCCGCCGAACGGCGACGATCCCCCCGAGGACGATTCCAAAGACGACAAGGTCGAGAAGGGCGACGACGACGCTGCCAAGGCCCGCAAGCACGAGCAGTGGGCCAAGAAGGAGCGTGAGCGGGCGAACAAGGCGGAGGCCGAGCTGAAGAAGCTCCGCGACGCCGACAAGTCCGAGCGCGACAAGGCGATCGAGAAGGCCCGCGAGGAAGCGACGGCCGAGGTCACCTCGAAGTACGAGAAGGAGCGCCGCGCCGACCGCCTGGAAACCGCCGTCACACGGCTCTCGAAGGGCATCAAGGTCGGCGAGGGCGACGATGCGAAGACCGTGCGCTTCGCCGACGAAGACGTCCTGCTCCGCATCGAGCGCAAGCTCCGCTCCGAGGACATCGACCCCGATGACCTCTACGACTCGGAGGGCAAGGTGAACACCGACACCCTCAAGGGGGCAGTCGCCGAGATCCTCGGCGCCAACTCCCACCTCGTGGTCGGCGACGGCAAGAAGCCCGCCGGCGACCCCGACTCCCGCAAGGGAGACAAGGCGACCTCAGACCTCGAGTCGATGTCGCCCGAGGACCACGCCGAACGCAAGTACGGCAAGTCGAAGTAGCCGCCGAACGGCGGCGCCCATCCATACCGACACAAGGAGAGCCGCCAAATGGCGAACACGCTCATCACCCCGTCGGTCATCGCCTCTGCGGCGCTGCCGACGCTCTACAACACGGCCCTGCTCCTCCCCCTGGTGAACCGGGACTACGACTCCGAGTTCACCGGCAAGCAGGGCGACACGATCACCGTCCGCACCCCGGCCTCGTTCACGGTGAACGAGTTCAACCGCGGCACCGGGATCGTCCTGCAGAACGCGACGGAGGGATCGTTCACCGTCACGCTCAACACCCTGCCGGATGTCTCGTTCGCGGTCACCGCGGAGGAGCTGACCCTCAACCTCGACCGCTTCGAGGAGCGCCTGCTCAACCCGGCGATGGAGGCCCACGCCCAGTGGGTCGACGGCAAGATCGCCGAGCAGCTCGTCGACGCGGCGGAGTCCGCGGGCGGCGGCGGCACGGTGACGGGCACCGGCTCCTCGGCCGGGGACCAGCAGAAGGCGTTCCGTGCGGCGCGCCGGGTGCTGACCCGCAACAAGCTCCCGTTCACGGAGCGCTACTCGGTGCTCTCGCCGGAGGGCAACGAGGCCATCACGGGCGACTCGCTCGTGGTCCAGGCGAACACGTCGGGGTCCACGGAGGCCCTGCGCGAGGGCGGCGTCGGTCGCCTCTCGGGGTTCGACCTGTTCGAGTCCCAGGTGTTCGGCCTCGGGCTGCAGCAGGGCGCGGGCACCGACGCCGGGCAGGCCGACGGCGTCGCCTTCCACCGCTCCGCGGTGGCGGCCGTGACCCGGACCCTGCAGGCCCCGATGGGCCTGTCTCCGTCGCAGTATTCCGTCAAGGAGTACAAGGGCCTCGGCCTGCGCGTGGTCTACGCGTACGACAACAACAAGAAGCAGGACGCGATCTCGATCGACGCCCTCTTCGGGGTCTCGACGATCCGCAAGGAGGCCGCGGTCCAGCTCGACTTCGGCAAGGGCTCGTAAGGAGTCCGCTCGGCGGGGGCCGGCCAAGCGCCGGTCCCCGCCTGAATCTTTCAAGGAGGCGCGGTGTTTGCGACGACCGAAGATGTAGCCACTCGCCTTGGGCGGGAACTCACGGACGCGGAGCAGGCCCAGGTTTCAGGCGCGCTCACGGCCGTTGGCGGTTTCATCTGCTCGGCGGCCGACCGGCAGCCGGACTGGGAGCCGGACCCGACGCCCGCCTACTTCAAGGAGCTGTCGATCCAGAAGGCGATCGCGGCCCTCGTCAACCCGGCGAACCTCGCCTCCCAGTCAGAGCAGCTAGGAGCGTTTCAGCACTCCGAGACGTTCCAGCGCTCTCAGGACGGCGGCCTGACCCTCAGCGACGACGAGGGACGGGCTGTGAGGGACGCTGCGTACGGCACCGGCGCAGGGTCCGCCCGGACCCGTGCCGTGGTGGACGACGTCTTCGACTACGCGGACGACGGCGAGCTGAACGACAGCGTCACCTCGTGACCCTTACGGTCCTCGTCCCGGTCCTGCAGCGCCCCCACCGGGTACGCCCGCTGCTCGAGTCGATCCGCGACACCGCCCCCGAGGCCCGCACGCTCTTCCTCGCGGACCCCGACGACGCCGAGGAGATCGTGGCGATCGACGAGGCGATGCACGACTTCGGCGAGCGCTTCGTCTCCTACATGCTGGTCGACGGGGGCTACGCGGTGAAGATCAACCAGGGCGTCCTCGCCACCGACACCGACTACGTCTTCCTCGGTGCCGACGACCTCGAGTTCCAGCCGGGGTGGCTCGACGCCTCCCGCAGCCTGATCGAGAGCGGCGCCGCAGCGGTGGTCGGGGTGAACGACCTGATCCCCCGGCCGCACCGCGAGCACGCCACGCACTTCCTCGTCTCCCGCGAGTACGCCGAGCGGGGGCAGTTCGACGGCGAGGCCGGGTTGCTCCATGAGGGCTACCACCACTGGTACGTCGACGACGAGCTGATCGCCGTGGCCTGCACCCGCGGCGCCTACGTCTACTCCGAGCGCTCCCACGTCCGTCACCTGCACCCGATCGTGGGTGGGGAGGACGACGACACCTACCGCAGGGGCCGGCTGAACGCGGGCGCCGACCGCTCCCTGTTTCGGCGGAGGCAAAAGCTGTGGACGTGACGATCGCCATCCCGACCTTCGGCGGGGTGGAGTGGGTGAACCTCGCGCGTGAGCGGGCGATCCCCTCAGCTGAGGCCCAGGGCGTCCCGGTGATCCACCGCCACGCCGTCGACCTCGCGCACGCCCGCAACCACGCGCTCGCCCTGGTCGAGACCGAGTGGGTGATCTTCCTCGACGCCGACGACGAGCTCGAACCGGGCTACGTCGAGGCGATGAGCCGCGGGACCGCTGACGTGCGAGGCCCAATCGCCCGCTACATCGACGGGCGCCGCGAGCGGGTCTGGCAACCGCGGGTCTTCGGCCACACCCACGACTGCACGGGCGAGTGCCTGCGCGACGGGAACTGGCTCCTGATCGGCTCGGCTGTGCGCACGGAGATGCTCCGGGCGGTCGGTGGGTGGCGAGACTTCCCCTGGTCTGAGGACTGGTCCACCTGGCTTCGATGCTGGAAGGCGGGCGCCACCTTCGAGCTGATCCCCGACGCGGTCTACCGCGCCCACGTCCGCCACGACTCCCGCAACCGGGGGGCGAGCGACGAAGAGAAGGCCGCGGCCCACCACGCGATCCTCCGCGACGCCTTCCCCGAGGTCGCGGCGTGAGCATCACGGTCCTCCTGATCGACGACGGGCGCCCGTACCGCGAGCGGTGTGTTGCCTCGATCAACGAGATGCTGCCCCACGTCGAGCGCCTGGTCGAGGTCAACGACCCAGACCACGAACTCGGGTTCGCCGGCGCGATCCAGCGCGGCTGGGACCAGATCCGCACCGACTGGGTCTTCCACGTTGAGGCCGACTTCGTCTTCAAGGCCCCAGTGCCGCTCGACCGGATGGTGTCGGTGATGAAACGCAAGCCCTACCTCGCCCAGATCGCGCTCAAGCGGCAGGCGTGGAACCCCGAGGAGATCGCCGCCGGGGGTGTGGTGGAGGCCGACTTCGACGCCTTCGAGCAGGTGATCGACCGGGGCGACATCTGGACCGAGCACCGCAAGTTCTTCACGACCAACCCGAGCCTCTACCCGGCGGCGCTCTGCAAGCAGGGCTGGCCGCAGGTGGAGCACTCCGAGGGGGTCTTCACCCACATGCTGCTCGGAGCGCCCTCGGTGCGCTTCGCCTACTGGGGCCCGAAGATCGCCCCGCCGATGGTCGAGCACATCGGGGAGATCCGAGCGGGGGTCGGGTACTGATGTACGACCAGGCGTTCTTCGAGATGATCGCCGAGGGTTGCCGCCGCTCTGCGGCAGTCGTCGTCCCGGAGGTGCTCGCCCACATCTCCCCTGACCGCGTCGTCGATGTCGGCTGCGGGCAGGGCTGGTGGGGCAAAGCGTTCGAGGAGCACGGCTGCGAGGTGTTGGGCCTCGACGGCGAGGTGCCCGACCAGGCGATCGACGCCCAGGTGGTTGACCTCGAGCAGCCGCTCCCCGACAACGGCTCGTTCGACCTCGCGGTGTGCCTCGAAGTCGCCGAGCACCTGACGCCCGGCCGAGCCGAGTCCTTCGTCGCCGACCTGACCGCCCAGGCGCCCTTCGTCCTCTTTTCCGCAGCGATCCCCGGGCAGGGTGGGGTCGGGCACCTGAACGAACAGTGGCCCGCCTACTGGGTGGACCTCTTCGCGGCCCGCGGCTACGCCTGCTCCGGCGCTCTGCGCTGGGAGATCTGGAACGACGACGAGGTCGAGAACTGGTACCGGCAGAACCTCATCGTCGCGGCGCGCTACCCGAAGGTGGCGCCGGATCTCTTCGAGTCACCGATGGCTCCGGTTTTCCCGGTCGTCCACCCGGTCCTCTACGACGCGAGGCGCTCGTGATCGCCGCCGTGTCGATGGTCCGCGACGAGGACGACATCGTCGGGGCCACGGTCGCCCGGATGCTCGACCAGGTCGATCGCGTCATCGTCGCCGACAACGGCTCGACCGACGAGACCCCCGAGATCCTCGCCGAGCTCGCCCACATCTCCGGTCGCCTGACCGTGGTGGAGGACACCGAGCGCGGCTACTACCAGGCCCAGAAGATGACCGGGCTCGCGCAGCGCGCGCGGGAGATGGGCGCCGAGTGGGTGATCCCCTTTGACGCCGACGAGGTCTGGGTGGCCCGGCGCAGCACCCTGGCTGACCGCTTGCGCTCGCTCCCCGACGACGCCCTGGTCTGCGAGGCCACCCTCTTCGACCACGTCCCGACGGCGAAAGACCCCGAGGGCTCTCCCGTCGAGCGGATCACCTGGCGCCGACGGGCAGCCGCGCCGCTGCGCAAGGTCGCCGTAAGAGCCCGTGAGGACATGTCGATCGCGCAGGGCAACCACTCCGCATCCTTTGCCGGCGTCGAGGTTCCGCTTCGCGTCGCCGAGCTGCTCGAGGTCCGCCACTTCCCCTACCGCTCGGCCGAGCAGATGATCCGCAAGGCCCGCAACGGAGCGCAGGCGTACGCGGCCACCGACCTTCCCGAAGCGGTCGGCGCACACTGGCGCCAGTACGGCCGCACGATCGAGGAGGAGGGTGAGGACGCCCTCGCCGCCCACTTCTACCGCTGGTTCTACTCGGCCGACCCCGAGGCCGACACGGACCTGATCCGCGACCCGTGCCCTCTCTGAGCGCCACAGTCGTCATCCCCTGGCTGGGGGGGTGCGAGTACCGCGAGCGCGCCTTGGAGTGGGTGCGGGCCCGCATACCGTTCGAGATCGTTGAGGCGCCGGGGACTGAGCCGTGGTGCAAGGCCGACGCGGTCATGCCCGCGGTCGAGGCAGCGCCCGACGGCATCGTGGCCGTGGCCGATGCTGACTGTTTCACCCCGGGGCTGGAAAGCGCCGTGAGGGCGGTCACCTGCGGCGCCGCCGAATGGGCAGTTCCTCACCGCGGGGTCAACAGGCTTTCCGAGGCGTCCACCGAAGCCTTCATGGCTGGCGCGGACGCTTCCACTCTGGACCTCGACCGCCCGGCCTACCTCGGCCCTGAAGGCGGGGGGGTAGTCGTCGCGCACCGAGACACGCTGCTCCGCATCCCGCTCGACCACCGCTACGTCGGCTGGGGGCAGGAGGACGAGTCATGGGGGATCGCCCTCTTCACCCTCGCCGGCCCCTGCCATCGGGTGAAGCAGCCGTTGATCCACCTCTGGCACCCGCCCCAGGAACGGATGGACCTCCGCTTCGGCTCTGCCCAGAGCAAGGCCCTCCACGCCCGCTACTGCGCCGCCTCGAACAACCCCGAGGCCATGCGCGCCCTGATCGAGGAGATCCATGACGCTCGCCAACCTGATCAACCGCCCGTGCTCGATCCTCACCGCTGACGACTCTGAGCACGACGACTTCAGCGAAGGCCGCCCGACCCGGGAAGGCCACGACACCGTCTGCGAGATCCAGCAGGCCGAGGCGACCGAAGCGGCGAACGCCGGCGAGGTCTCCCGCACCGACTGGAAGGGGTTCTTCCTCGTAGCCGACTACGCGCTCCTCGACACCGCCTCCGCGGTCGAGGTCGACGAGATCGGCACCTTCGAGCTCGTCGGGGCGCCCTGGCTCGCCCGCAACCCGCGGACCCAGGCGAACTCACACGTCGAGGCCAACCTGCGCCGCACCAAGGGGGCGAAGGACCAGTGAGCGGAGTCCTGAACGCCGAGAAGCTGATCGCCGTCGCTTTGCGGGCCGACGTGGGCCTCACCGACGTGCGATTCGTCGCCACCACGCCGAGCAAGACCGACACGCCCTGGGTGCGGATCACGCAGCTCGACGCCGCCGACGATCCGACCTCCTCGGTTGAGCACCTGATCGACTACTACCTGCAGCTCGACATCTACGCCGGGGCCGATGGCGGGGTGCCGGAGGCCAACAACCTGAACCGCCTGTGCCGGCTGGCGCTGAAGGCGCTGCAGGGCACGACCCTCGGGACCGACGCGGTCGTGACCGAGGTGCGGTTCACCTCCAACGCCCGCATCCCCGACTCCGACGTCGACGAGCCCGCCCGCGAGCGGTTCGTGCTCGACGTGTCGGTCCGGATGAGGCCGCTCTGATGCTCTTCGTCCCGAACGCCCAATTCGAGGAGGAGCTGGCCGAGCAGCCGGAAGTGGTGGAGGCCCTGGCCGCCGTGGCGGGGCAGGTGAAGACCGAGGCCGAGCACATGATGCCCCGCGGCTCCGACGAGCGCCGAGGGCACATGGCGGACAAGTTCTACATCGGCACCGAGGGCCAGCAGGTCTTCGTCTCCAACGCCGATCGCTGGTTCTACCACCTGGCCGAGTTCGGCTCGGCCAACAACCCGCCGTACGCGCCGCTTCGACGTGGCGCTCGTGCCGCGGGCTGCCGCCTGGTGGAAGAGCCCAAGCCTTAAGGCGACTCCCTGCGGGGACCGCCGACCGTGCCGGGCCGAACGGCCCACCGGAGAAACAAACAGCCCTGCGGGGCAGAAAGGGATCGCTATGTCTCAGGATCCGAATGAGATCGTTGTCGCCTCGCACGGCAACGTGTACGTCGCGCCGGTGGGCACCTCCCTGCCGACGAATCCGACCGCCTCCCTCTCGGGAGCGTGGGTCAACCTCGGGCTCATCTCCGAGGACGGGGTGGCCCTCTCGGTCTCCCCGGACATCCAGGTCCACCGCGCCTGGCAGCGTCGCCAGCCGGTGCGCCGGGAGCTCGTGGGGCAGGACATCTCGGTGTCCTTCTCGCTCGAGCAGTGGAACGCCGACACGGTGAAGCTCGGCTTCGGCGGAGGCACCGTGACGGGGCCCTCCTCGGGTGTCTACACCTACACGTTCCCCGACGACGAAGACGCGCTCGACGAGCGCGCCATGGTCATCGACTGGCAGGACGGGTCCACCCGTCTGTACCGGGCGGTGTTCGACCAGGGCAACGTGACCGACGCGGTGGAGACCAACTTCCAGCGCTCGGGCCTCGCGCTCCTGCCGATCACCTTCGAGGTGAACGCCACGGACGCCGGCACGTCGCCGGGCCGGATCTACACCAACGACTCGGGCTTCGCCCCGGGCTCGTAAGACGCCAGACGGCCTCGGGGCTTCGCGCTCCGGGGCCGTCCGTCGTTCCCCACCTGCGCCGAAGGGCGCGAGAACAGAGGAGGCCGAATGGCCGAAGCAAAGAAGTCCGCAGGGTCCAAGCCGAAGAGCACCGCGTCTGCGAAGGCGGCCGCGAAGGAAAAGGACCCGCCTGCCGAGCGCTCAGTCGAGGTGCGAGGCCGCAAGTTCGATCTTCCACAGGAGGCGCCCTTCGGCATGGTCTTCGCCGCCCGCACGGCGCGCAAGGCCGAGCTCGAAGGTGACGAGGAGGGCATGGTCTTCGCCCTGATCGACGTCGCCGGCGCCTACGTCGGCAACGAGGCGCTGCAGGGCTGGCTCGGGAAGATGACCCGGGAGGACGGCTCCGCGGCGCTGATGGAGCTGCTCGAAGCGATCCGCGAGGAGTACGGGGCAGGCCCGGGGGAATCCTCGGCCTCGCCGACCTCCTAGCCGACAACTGGGATCTCGTCGAGGCCGACTTCCAGCGCTACTACGGGCTCGACCTCCGCGACGAGATCCACGACTCCCCCCGGCGCCTGCTCGCCCTGGTGAACGGCCTGCCGTCCGACTCGGCACTGGGCCGCAGCCGGAGCGAGTGGAGCTGGGAGCGGGAGATGCTGACCCGCAACGTCGAGCTTCTCGCCTACTGGCTGCCGATGGTCGTCGGCCCGCTGGTCGGCCCGAAGGCCGCGAGACAACTGAAGCCTGCGCCGGCGATGTACGTCCACCCGAACCGCGGTGGCGACAAGCGCAGGGAAATCACTACGGACCCCGGCCAGATCCGCGGGTTCTTCGAGAGGTTGAGGGGGTGACCCCGTGACAGACGGAATTCGGGCGGGGACCGCCTACATCGACTTCAAGGGCGACTTCACCGGGCTGAAGAAGGAGATCGGGGCGCAGCTCGCCCCGCTCACCTCTCGGTTCGGGAAGTTCGGCGTGGGCGCGGCCGGTGCCGTCGCCGGGGTGACCGCTGCGGCGGCGCTCGCAAGCAAGGCTCTCTACGACATTGGCGATTCGTTCGACAACGCCTACGACACGATCCGGATCAACACCGGCAAGACCGGCAAGAGCCTCGACAAGCTGAAGAACGACTTCCGGGCGGTCGTGAAGACGACGCCGACGGACTTCGCCACGGCCGCGGACGCGATCGCCGATCTGAACTCCCGACTCGGCGAGACCGGGAAGCCGCTCCGCGAGGTCACCCGCAACCTCCTCGAGCTGTCGCGGATGACCGACACGGACGTGCAGTCGAACATCAAGACGGTCACCCGCCTCTATGCCGACTGGGGCGTCCAGCAGAAGCAGCAGATCCCGACACTGAACAAGCTCTGGCGCGCGCACGAGAAGACCGGGGTGACGATCTCTGACTTGGCCGACAACATGGTCAAGTTCGGCTCGCCGCTTCGCCAGCTCGGCTTCAACTTCAACGAGGCCGCCGCGATGTTCTCCGCCTTCGAGCAGCAGGGCGTGAACATGCAGACGCTCCTCCCGGGGCTGCGGTTCGCGCTGAAGAACCTCTCCAACCCCACCGCCGACCTGACGAAGGAGTTCAAGGCGTGGGGCGTCAACATGAAAGACCCGAAGCAGGCGCTCGACGACGTCTTCGCGCTCCTGAAGAAGGCCCCGACCGACCTGAAGGCCAACAAGATCGCCTTCGAGGTCTTCGGAGGCCGCGCCGGGCCCGACATGGCCGCCGCCGTCCGCGAGGGTCGGTTCAGCTACAAGCAGCTCCTCGACGAGATCGCCAACGGCCGCGACACGGTCCTGAAGGCGTCCAAGGACACCCGCGACTTCTCGGAGAACTGGCAGATCCTCAAGAACCGCGTGTTCGTGTTCCTCGAGCCGCTCGCAAAGGCGGTCTTCGAGACGATCAACAAGGGCATGGCGGCCCTGGTCAACTTCGACCTCAGCAAGACGATCCGCCAACTCGGCATCACCGCGCAGGACATGAAGGCGCTCGGGGTGGTCTTCAAGGCCACCGGGAAGGTGGTCGAGACGATCGGCAAGCTGTTCTCCGACTACCTCGTCGACTCGGTCAACGGCTTCCTCTCGGTCTTCCGCGGCTCGGTGAAGGTGATCCGCGGGATCGTCAACCTGATCGGCGACCTCCTGCGGCTGCGCTTCAAGGACGCCTGGGAGGACGTGAAGGACATCTTCCGCGGGGCGGTCGACGTGCTGGTCGGGATCGTCAAGGTTGCGGCGGCGCCCTTCCGCGGCGCGGTGCGGCTCGTCGCCCAGGGGTTGAAGTCCGCCTTCTCGGACGTGTGGGGCGACATCAAGGGCGTCTTCGTGGACGGCGCGAACGCGGTGATCGACGTGGTGAACAAGATCATCGACGTGATCAACGTGGTCCCGGGCGTGCCCAACATCGATCACGTCGGGAACATCGGCTCGGGCGGCAACGACGCCCCTCCGGGCGACCACGGTGGCAACAACGGCCTGGGCCGCTACGTCGCGGGCTACTTCTCCGGCGGCCACGTCACCCGCCCGACCTACATGGTCGGCGAGGAGGCCCCCCGTCATAACGAGTGGGTCATCGCCACGAACCCGGCCTATCGCAAGGACAACGTCGGCTACTGGATGCAGGCCGGGAAGGATCTCGGCGTTCCGGGCTTCGCGGCCGGCGGCAAGCCGATCTCGGCTCACGGCCACGGCTCGTTCGGCTCGAGCGGCCTGAGTATCGACATCGACCCGAGCATCCCGAGCCCGAAGGACATCATCAACAAGGGCGCCCAGTTCTTCATCGACAAGCTCCCCAAGCCGCACCTCCCGAAGTGGCTCGCGGGCCTCGGCTCCTACCTGATCTCGAAGGTCACCGACTACATCAAGAACGGCTTCGACTCGAAGGAGTTCGGGAAGTTCACGACCGGGCAGACCCTCGGCGGCTCGCTCCCCGGCACGGGCGGCTCCGTTCCCGGCCACCCGGAGCTGCAGGGCGGGATCTCCCGCATCGTCAACGCGGTCTTGCAGCGATGGGGCGGCCTCTCCATCACATCGACCACGGGCGGAACCCACGCCACGGATTCCCTGCACTACCAGGGCCGGGCCGCAGACCTCGCCTCTCCGACGGACGCGGCAGGTCTCAAATACATGATCGATGCCTCGGGGTGGATCAAGCAGAAGATGGGCGCAGCCCTCGCGGAGGGCATCCACAAGCCGAACCTCTCGATCAAGGACGGCAGCGGGGTGCCGGCGTCGTTTTGGGGCGCCTCAACCTGGGACGACCACTGGGACCACATCCACCTCGGCTACGCGAAGGGCGGGCTGGTCGACTCGCCGTTGGCGAAGGCGGCGCGCCTAGCCAAGCGGCTGACGAGCGCATCTTTCAAGACCCGCCAGCAGTTCCCGTACGCGCTCGATGAAGTCTGGCCGAGCGCCAAGGGCGGAACGCAGGCGTGGGCGGATCTGCCCCAGCTTCCCTTCTGGGCCGTCGCAGCGCTGGCCGAGCACGTTGGCCTCCCGGGGAAGACGTTCGCGCAGATCTGCGAGGGCGAGGGCGCGATGCGCCCCGGCTCCTGGAACATCGACCCGAACGGAGTCACCAAGGGTTACGGCCTCTGGGCAATCACCTCCCCATACAACGACGCGCTCGTGGCGAAGTACGGCGGGTACGGCCAGATGTTCAACCCGTTGAAGAACGCCAAGGCCGCCAGGGAGATCTACGATTCGCAGGGCATTGGTGCCTGGTACGGGACCGGGAGTGTCACCGACACGAACGCCCACTACCAGGGCGACTACAACATCCAGAATGCCTTCTCGAACGGTGGTGGCGGATCTGGCGGTGGCGGCCTCACCGACGCCCAGATCAAGCGCCGCGAAGGCAAGGCGCGCAAGGCGAACCGCCTGGCGAAGCTGAAGGCGCTCGAAGCCCTGGTCGGCAAGGCCGAGACGCCGATGGGCCGCCGCTCGGCCCTCTGGGACGTGATCCAGTTCTTCGGCCGGTTCGGTCTGTTCGACCAGGACTCCCGCAAGCACACGCTCGAAGCCGTTCGCCGCGCCGGGAGCTTCGCCAACCCGCTCGGGGGCATGAAGGTGCTCTCGGGGCTGATGAGCTGGCTCGACGGCCACGTCGACCTCTCCGGGCAGGAGGACGTCGAGAAGTCGATCGGCGACGCGATGAAGAACGCGCGCGCGGCCGGGCAGGCGGTCGGCTCCAAGCGCCGCCGCAAGGTGCTCTCCCGTGTCGCCCTGCAGGGCCTCGACCCCCGCCACCGCAAGATCATCGAGGCGCTCGACACCCGCATCGGCCGGCTGGGCGAGGAGATCGACATCACCGACCGCCAGGCCCAGTGGCCCGGCTCCCCCAGCGGCTCCGACTACTCGGACTCCGAGATCATGGACCTGATCGGCACCGCCGAGAGCCCGGGGAAGTACCGCAAGCTCCTCGGCCTCTACAAGCGCCAACGCGACGTGGTGGTGGCGACCCGCGAGAACCTCGCCGAGCACCTCGAGAAGATCCAGCCGCTGATCCAGGCGGCGACCCCCCGGGACTCCCGCACCCACTGGCGCCTCGGCGCCCTGAAGGCGAACCGCTCGAAGACGGTGGGTCTGATCGACTCCCTCGGCACGAAGCTCGTCGACCTGCAGGGCCTCACCGGCCAGGGCGGGCTGATCTTCGACACCCAGGACACGATCAAGACGTTCACGGGGGAGACCGAGACCCCGGACAACTCCGAGCTTTCCGACCTGCTTCTGCAGCTCCTGACCGAGGCCAACCAGCGCTACCAGGTCTCCCAGGCGCAGTACCCGATCCTGAACCCGCCCGTCATGCACACCGGCGGGATCGTGCCCGGCCCGCAGACGGCCGACGTGCCGATCATCGCCCAGGGCGGCGAGGGAGTGTTCACGCGGTCCCAGATGGACGCGATGGGCGGGGGGATGGCCGTCGCGGTCGTCGTCGAGGACGGCGCAGTCGATCAGAACAAGATCCGGGTGGTCGCCGGTGAGGAAGCGGAGCGCGTCCAGCGCAGGACCGCCCGCTCCGCTGGCCGCATCACGCCGGGAGGAGGTGGACCGTGGCGCTAGAGCAGGTGATCCTCGACGACGCTTCTATCGCCGTGGGCCGCACAGCGCTCAACCTGAACTCCGGGTCGATCAAGGTCGCGGAGGGCGGGATCGACTGGGGTGACGCCGCGATCGAGCCCTACCTTGCCGACATGTCCCGCGGCTCGGCTCCGGTCGACTTCCGGGTGCCGAACCGGCAGGTGTCGATCCCCCTCATCCTCGGTGCCAACGGGCAGTCGGGCTACTCCACGGCTCGCCGGAACGTCCAGGCCAAGGCCGCGCTCCACCAGCGCGAGGGCGGGTGGCTCAAGCGGGTGATGAAGAACGGTGAGGTCTGCTACCTCGACGTCGTCAACGCCACGCTGCGGCTCTCGGGTGACTCCTCGGCCTCCCAGCTCGACATCGACGGCAACGCGCTCCTCACCCTCGACACGCTGCCCGACTTCTACGGCGACGAGATCACCCTCTCCGACCACACGGAGACGACCAGCCCCGAACTGATCTTCACCGAGGCCACGGTCAAGGGCGACTACCCCGGCCGGCTCCGCCTCGTCGTGGACGACGACCAGGGCGTCGACCAGCGCGGCCTGATCGCGGGCTTCCGGGCGCGCAACTATTCCAACGCCTCCACGGCCGCGCTCGTCTACGCCGCGCAGTCCCTCACCGCACTCGACACCGCCTCAAGTGCCACGGTCGCCTCCCGCGCCTCCGTGCGCCACTCCACCCTGGCCGCGACGTGGACGCCGGTGCTCGGGACCAACCTCACCGCTGGGACGTTCCTCACGCACGTCGGCGCCTACCGGGTCTGGGCCTACGTCTACACCTCATCCACAACGACGGTGAAGGCCCGCTTCGTCTCCGACGTCGGCGACCTGGTGCAGCCCGCCGAGAACGACCCGGTGACGATCCCCGGCTCCTCGAACTGGTACCTCATGGACCTCGGGCAAATCTACCTCGACAAGATGCCCGTAGGCTCGCACCGCTGGGCCGGGCAGGTGCAGGCGAAGGGTGCCTCGGGCGGGGAGAACATCGCCGTGGCCCGGCTCATGTTCCAGCCGCTTGACGAGTCGGCCTGCAAGATCCAGGCGCAGACCATCTCCGCGAACCTCCTGAACTACACAGCGCGCGACGCCTTCAACCAGTCCGCAGGAGCGCTCGCAGGCAAGACAGCCGATCTTGGCGGTAATTGGTCCGGGGCGGGAGACACCGACGACTTCGCAGTGAGCGGGTCCGGTCTGCTTCAGCGCACGGCGGTGAGCGACTCTGCCGGGGCGGGACGCTATGCCCGTCTCGGCACAGGGGTTGCCACGACAGTCCTTGGACAGGTGACGATCTTCCCAGGTTCGACAACGAACCAGGAGATGATGGGGCTTCTTCTCCGATATGTCGATGCCAACAACTGGCTCGCGGCCTATGTCTACAGCGACGCATCGAATAGCTACGTGGGGCTGCGGAAGAAGGTCGCTGGCACAGAAACGCTGCTGGGGGCGGCCTACTTCGGGCCTGTCCTTATTCCCAACTACCTCGTAACCATCGCTTGCTATGTCAACGGGTCCGGCGACATCCGCCTTTGGGCTGAATCCTCTGCCCCCCAGGACATTACCTCCACTGCGCCTATCATGGTTATCGCCGGAGGCGCTGATCTAGCCACGGGTGGGGCGCTCGCGTCTGGTGGGTATGGCCTCACAGACCGGCGCACGAACGCATCGGCGGCTACTCGCCAGTATGACAACTTCAAGGTCACCACCCAGTCCTTGACGGACGCCGTGGTCTACGCCTCCCGCTCGGCCCAGATCACGACCCAGGGCAACTTCCGCCAGGACTCCGGCGGCACCGCCTACGGACCCACCGCCCCGGCCTACGGCGACCTCCTGCGCATCCCGCCCTCGGGCCTTGAGGCGCGCACCGTGGAGTGCTTGGTGAAGCTGAGCCGGGGGAACCTCTCCACGGAGCCGGACGGCGGGGTGGACGACCTGAGCGCGAGGTTGTACTACCGGCCAAGTTGGCTCACAACGCCAGGTAGCTGATGGGCGTCACGGTCCGCGAGAAGCCCCGGCTGGGCCTCTCGGCCCTCGCAATCACCCCGAACGGGAACCGCTACCGCTGGGCGGCTGACGAGCCGAACCCGGCGAACGTGCCCTCGGGCATGTCGTGCGGCAGCTCGATGCCCGGCGGCTTCGACCAGGCGGACGTCACGCTCCCGCGCAAGGCAAACATCGACTACTCGGACCTCGAGCGGCTGACCACCGTGCAGTTCATCGGGGCCGGGGGGGAGATCGCCGGGGAGTACCGGCTCGAATCGGCCCCACGGACCTCGGGCGACGAGATGAGCGTGAGCCCCGGCCTGGTCGGGTGGCAGGCGCACCTGGACGACGACAAGAGCGCTCGGGAAATCTACGTCGACATCGACCTCACGCGCTGGGGAGGCCCGAGCGTGCAGCGAAAGATCAATGCCATCGCGGCGTCGATAATCGCCAGCGACCCGTCGGTCACGACCGACACGACGACTGGCCAGCCCTCACTGGGAAGCGAGTTCTCCGACACCTGGACTGGCTCGAATCGCCCGTGGGTCGAGGCCTTCTACGACGCCAAGGGCGTCGCGATCGGCACCCTCTACTACGCCTGGAAGCGAAACCCGAACATGGGCACTTCAGCGCCCTGGTTCTGGGACGTGGTCATGTCCTCTGATGACGTCTTCAGCGCGTTCGACGGGCCGACAACCCTTACCGCGGCCGGACCGGGGACGGGCACCATGACGGCCAGCGCCGGGCGCTACTTCGCCTCGGCGCGTGCCGGGTACGCCGCCGCCGGCGGCACGCCAGGGATGGTCTTCGCGATCTACTGGACCTGCCTCGCTGTCTACGGCAACCACGGCCTGACCCTGCAGGGCACGAACTCCGCGACCTCCGCCCAGGGCGTGCTCGCCTCCGATGTCATCGCCAACGCCGTTTCACGCTGGGCACCCGCGCTCACGGTGACGACCGGAACCGATGGGTCGGTGACCGCGAGCGCCTTCGTCATCCCGCAACTGGCGTTCACGGACCCGACCACGACTTCGGAGATCATCACCCAGGCCAACCGCTTCGAGCTTCGGGACTGGGCGGTCTGGGAGAACAAGACCTTCTGGATGTACGACGCGGGGCAGAAGGGCCGCAAGTGGCGAGCGAGGGTCGGCCCCTCCCGGCTCTCGGAGACCGGCCCGCAGGTGTCCCGGCTCTGGAACGGCGTCATCGTCAGCTACCAGGACGTGACCGGGATCACCCGCACGGTCGGGCCGACCGGCTCCGGGGCGAACACCACGTCCAGCTCCCTTCTCGACACCGACGAGACGAACCCGGCCAACCAGTTGGGCATCCGCCGCTGGACCCAGCTCGACATGGGCACGACCTCAACTCCGGCCGCAGCGATCCAGGTCGGCCAGCAGTTCCTCACCCTGACCAAGGCCCTCGACGGCTCGGGCTCGGCGCAGTTGGTCGGCACCGTGGAAGACGACCGGGGCATCGAGCGGCCCGCGTGGATGGTGCGGGCGGGCGACTACATCAGCTTCGTGGACGCCGCCGACACCAGCTACCGGAAGATCGTCCACGCCTCCTACGACGCCTCGACGGTCACGGCCTCCATCGACCTCGACGCGCCACCGGAGGGCCTCGACGCGCTGTTGCAGCGTCTTCAGGTCGTGCTTGTGCCACTCGGACTCTGACCACCCGCGAACCCCGGAGACACCCATGCACTTGTCCCTGCCCGCTTCCCTGATCCTCGGCTCGCTCGTCCTGAGCGATTGGCTCGGTGTGTTCGGGCAGATGTCCTACGCCCTGGTGGGCGTGATCTTGACGTGGGGGCTACTGGCGATGGTCGACGCGCTGACCGAGAGGAGACGTTGAGGGTGTGGACGATCGGACTTTCTGGCTGGTCGCAGCGGTTCTCGGGGCCTCGACGCTCATCGTTCTCGCGGCGGGCCTCGGGCACTTCGACGTACCGGCGGGCTTCTGGGCGATCCCGGGGGGAATTGTGACCCTGATCACCGTGGTGTCCGCGCGCAACGGGAACGGGAAGGCAGAGCCGCCCCCGGTCGATGACTCGACCCTGAGCGACGCCGAGTTCACCATCAAGTACGGGTACAGCCGCGATGAAC